TGAACCAACCGGCCATAGCACCTTCTGTGGTAGACACTGCAGGTATAATACCTGTTAGGTCTATCTCTGAGACGTTTACGCCTGGACTGACTTGAAATCCCATGTTTCTCTCTCCTTATGGATGTTTAGATCATCAAATTTTATTTGAACTTCTTGTATTTATTTATAAGATTGATGGGCTCAGGAATAAAGTTTACCATAGTCCATGTGTATCATTATCATCCCATTCGGAATGAGTCAGTAAAGTATCTCCATGCATGAACTCATCTTTCTCTTTATCATTAAAGTTACCATCATTTACAAAGCCAAAAGGTAGCACATCTTCTTCTAATGCTTTCTCATTATCACTATGTAACTGTTTACGAATGTCTATATTAGTTAGTTCTTTAAAGTATTCTTGATTAGATAACCATGCAAACAATACTAAACACATTACTAAGTCATCATTATAACCTTCTTCAGCTTGGAAACTTGTACCTTTTACAGAGAAAGCTGTAAGTTCTTGTAGGATATCAAAGTCATTTATCTCCATCTTATCATTTTCAATGATAGTTTTTAATGAAGAACACCCAACTCTTTTTAATTGTTTGGTAGTTCTTACACCTAATTGTTGTGTACCTCCACCAAAACCAGCATTAACTATCTGACCTGATCTACCTCTCCACTGTGCTGTCATTATATTTTCGTACTCTAAATCATGATGTAATATGTCAGCTACTTGTTGACCTATGTCGTTTATCTCTATTAGACACCATGCATCATTGTATCTACGTGCAGCTTGAATAATAATATTAGGATATAACATAGGACTTATTACATTATTTCTGTACGTTGCTACTATTTGATATGGTACAACACTACAATCTATAACAACAAAAGCTGAATAATCATTACCAACACCTCTTGATACATCTACACATATAGTATAAACATGGTTTGGCTCAGGCTCTTTAAATACTTTTGTACTCTCAGCTCTATATAATGGTTCATGAAATACCAATGCACCTAGCTTACTAGGATGTATAAGTGTATTAGATGACCCCATGAACTCACATTCAAACTCTTGTCTGAACTGATCAGCACTTGTATTCTCTATTGTTTGTTTCTTCCACTCTTCATCTCTACCTGGTACATCAGACCAATGAACTTCAATAGCTTCATATTCATTCCTATGTTCAATAGCATCTGTCCAGATCTTATAGAATAGATTCATACCTTTAGGAGTAGATGTTATCATAACTCTTGTTGTATTACCAGATGAAATTGTAGGGTATGTTGATGCAAAGAAATCTTCTTGTTGATGTGCTGGTACAAATGCAAACTCATCTAAGTATATTAAGTTAAATGAACCACCACGAACAGAACCTGATGAAGTAGAACCAGCTAATATCTTTGAACCATTCTCAAGTTCTATATTACCTTTGTTCCACTCTACTATACCTTGCTGCATCCAATAAGGTAAATGTTCAAACCCTAATTGTATTCTATGTAATATTTCTCTAGCTGTTGCAGCCTTATTAGCTAGCACAGCTACATTAAATGATTCATTAAATAAAGCAAAGTGTAATATAAGAGCAGTCATAACAGTAGTCTTACCAGACTGTCTAGGCATCTTACATATAGTAAAACGATTACCTTGTACACTGTTAAGTATTTTTTCTTGGAAATCAAACGTAGTAAAGTTAACTAGACCTTCATCCACATTAACAATTTTCATATACTGATTGCAGAAGTAATGAATATCATTAGCACACCTAGCTAACTCTTCTACTTGTTCAGCAGTATAATCTACTTTTACATTAGCTTTTTTTAGTCTTGGATTACCAAGATAGATATCATTCTTTGTTAACAAGTCCGCTTGCCTTTAATTTTAATCTATTAGCTAGATGCTCTTCTGCTATGTCATCTTTACTTTGACCATGGTATGCGACACCGTGACCTTCACTAATCATTATTTCTGAAGAACCAGCCCAGCGATCTTCTGCAGCAAAGTAACAAATGACCTCACCAAGTATTCTACCATACTTACCACGCTCGTCATTATATGTTTTTAATACTTTAGCATCTGCAAGTAGAGTAGTAAGTCTTTGTTTAGCTAGAAGACCATAAACTTTTTCTTCATCATCTGATGTCCTAGACTCTGGAGTGTCGATACCCATCATTCTAATACGTTGCTTCTTTAACCATACACCAAAACCTAGATCAATGTCAACATCTATTGTGTCCCCGTCTACGATTTTTCTTAATTTAAAATTGTACTCAAACATTATTTCTTTAACCTTTCTATTGCTTTGGCATTCTCTTTTATTTTTTCATTCTGACCTACGTCTATTAGGTCCTGTAACTTGCGAGCTTTTTCTTGAGGTGAATCAAGATGTAGTTCTCTATTAATTATCTTTTCTAATTTTAAATTTTCTATTTTTGTATTAGGAACATATCTCCATGTGTACCCAGCATCTGAGTATACACCAAAGACTGTTTCTGTTATTCCTACTTTAACTATAACAGCGGGCTTACCATCTAATATTACATGATCGCTTTCATTAAATGCTTTGTTCATTCTAAACTTCATACCTTTAACTAAAGATGTCACCCATTCTTTTATCCATAGGGTAGCTATTAAAGATAGCAATAAAGCTATCCATGGTACTAAGAATAGTGTGAAGTCCATTGATGCTTCATCTATCATAGCTTTTTGTTTCCTTTACTTCTTAAAACTTTTCTAGCATTACCACCTATTAATTTTGTTAGCTCAGACGTGTTACCAACAAATAAATTATTAGTTACATTGCCACTTTTTAAACCATCATCTGCAAATAAATCTTTTGCTTTCTTTTGTAGGTCTACTAAGTCTCTATTGGTATCTGATACTACTTTAATTATCTGACCAGCTACTTCATATGCTCTAGGTGATTGACTTTGGTTAGCTAGATCAAGTATACCATCTAAGGCATCTCTACCTCTTTCAATAAGATGATACAAATTTTCTCTTGAGTATTTTAAATCTCTTTCAGACTGACCCGCTGTATCATCTACCTCTACTACAGCTTGAACAGGTTTAGGTTCATCTACTAATGGTTCTAGGTCTAATGATTTTGCTATTGGATCTTCTTTAGGCACTTGTGTTTGCACTGAACCACTCCTCAAAATTATGTATGTATCCGTAATCATCATCCTCATCTATAGAACCTATGCCTACTGATGCTGATGCGTTGGATGTTGGACTACCGTTTGCTAATAGACCTGGTGTTGTTGTTGTCCTACTATGTATGTAGTATCCTGGTTTAGAGGAGTCTGTCACATTAACATTTGCAAATACAGTATTAGATGGATGTTGATTTGCATAAACAGTAGATGTGTCTACATGTGTCATAACATTAGCAGTTTTAATAATACCAGATTTTCTTACGGGTCCCCATAGATAACCTTTGAGAGTAAAGTTTATTGTATGAATTAATGCTCGTCTAGTTTCAAAGTCACCTTCGTATGTGTCTTGCATAGATACTCCATTTAATACAATTGGTATGTCTTGTTTCCAATTCATCTCTGGAATTAAATTCATAGTTACAAACCACTCTGGTGTAAAGAATGGTAGTATCTGTTCTAATATTTGTGTTGAGTCTTCTGCGTATCTTGTAAATATATTTAGTTCAAAACCAACATCATATGCTACAGGATTGTAAGCAGCATATAATTTTGTTTTATCATCTGCAAATGCTGATACATTTCTATGAATTTTATTTAATTTTCTCTCAGGAGCATAATTAATTGAATTCATTTCAAAAGACATACGAGGTAATACCATACCAACTTGTTTTGAAAGATCAGGATCAGCATTTATTCTTGCTAATGCTTTCTCTCTAGGTGCATATGCTATGGGTACTTTAATATCTTGTACGACGTTACCAGCATTGTCTTTTCTTTGTATAATAATGTCGTTGAATAATGTTCCAAAAACAATTACATATTTACGTATATGTTGATGATAAAAAGTATGTCCTAACATTAAAAGGTCCCACCTTCACTGAACGGATCACCATCACTAAAGTCAAG